TGGAACAAGTGGGTGGAACAAGTGGAACAAGTCAGACTTGTTCCGCCCCGACACCGAGCCAAAAGTGGGACAACTTGGACTTGTTCCGCTACTTGTTCCAGACTTGTTCCACGGCGCAAAGCCGCATAAACACTAGGGTTGAGGGGTGGGTGGAACAAGTGGAACAACTTTTCCCTATACACTATTGATATTTACCTAAAAACACGCGAAAAACGCCCGCGTGGGCGCATATACGCGCGTATATAGGAAAAATGTTCCACTTGTTCCACTTGTTCCACGAGGAGAAAAATGCGCGAGAGAGAAATTGAAAAGTGGCTGCGAGAGCAGATTAAAAATCTGGGAGGCAGAGCGCTCAAATTTACAAGCCCCGGAAATGACGGCGTGCCCGATCGAATCGTTTTTCTTCCGGGCGGCAGGGTTTATCTAGTAGAGCTGAAAGCGCCAAAGGGCCGGCTTTCGCCTATCCAGGTATGGCAGCAGAAAAGCCTTCGGGCCCTTGGCATAGATGTCCGGACAATCACAGGACGCGCCGAGGCCGAAGAATTTATACGAGAGCTGAAGGGAGGTGATGCCAAATGAAGTTCATCCCGCACGACTACCAGAAGCGCGCAATCGCGCTGACAGTCGAAAAGCCGAATATCGGCCTTCTGCTGGAGATGGGTCTTGGCAAGACCGTCATCACGATGACCGCTATCCAAGAGCTCATGTATGACTGCTTCGAGGTGTCCCGTGTCCTGATTATCGCGCCGAAGCGCGTCGCGGAAGACACGTGGACCAGAGAGCACGAAAAATGGGACCACCTAAAGGATCTCCGGATTTCCAAAGTCCTCGGCACCGAGCAGCAGCGGATCCTGGCCCTGAGGACCGAGGCCGATATCTATGTAATCGGCCGGGATAATGTGAAATGGCTTGTCGAGACTTACCAGCGGCGCAAAAAGTGGCCCTTTGACATGATCGTGGTCGATGAGCTGTCGAGCTTTAAGAACCCGCAGGCACAGCGCTTCCGGGCTCTCCGGAAAGTGCTGCCGCACACAAAGCGCGTGGTAGGTCTTACCGGCACGCCGTCGCCGAATGGGCTTATGGATCTCTGGGCGGAGATTTACCTTCTCGACAGAGGCGAGCGTCTCGGTGGGACGGTCGGCGCATACCGCGAAGCGTATTTCCGGCCGGGAGCGCGGAACGGCTACACCACATACAAGTGGGAGCCGATACGCGGAGCGCAGGAGACTATCGAGAAAAAAATCAGCGATATCTGTATCAGCATGAGCGCCGCTGACTACCTGCAGCTGCCGAAGAGAATCGACAATGTAATCCCCGTGAAGCTTTCCGCCTCCGAGATGGCAGCATATAAGCGCATGGAGGAAGAGCAGCTTCTCCGGATAGACGATGAGGACATTGCAGCACTCAATGCAGCGGCGGTCATGGGAAAGCTACTGCAAATCGCAAACGGCTCTGTCTATAGCGTAGACGGCGTGCCGGTCAGGATCCACGAGGCAAAGCTTGATGCGCTGTCGGAAATTGTCGACACGACGGACAGCCCTGTGCTGGTCTTTTATAGCTACAAGCACGACCTCTCCGCTATCCAGGGAAAAATTCCGGAGGCGCGGACGCTGGAGACCGAAAAGGACATTGCCGATTGGAATGCCGGAAAGATAAAAGTGCTACTTGCGCATCCGGCAAGCGTCGGCTACGGCCTCAATCTTCAAGAGGGCGGACATACAATCGTCTGGTACGGCCTCACATGGAGCCTTGAGCTTTATCAGCAGGCGAATGCGAGACTGCACCGGCAGGGGCAGGAAAAACCGGTAATCATACATCACCTCATCGCCACCGGCACAGTCGATGAGCAGGTGATGAGGGCTTTACAGAGCAAAGACGTTACGCAAGCGTCCCTCATGAGGGCGCTGAAAGAAAGGAGAGAGCATGGAGGAGCTGAGACTCAAAATCGAGGATGACGACTGCAGCATGATTTTTGGCCTGGACGAGTTTTTGCCATGCAAGACGGCACGGTTTAGGCGCTTTCTGAAGCTTATCGACAAGGCAGAGTTTCACAGCCGCCCGAGGCTTTTCGAGCAGCTGAGTGAGCATCTTACGCGCCGTGAGGCTGAATACGCGGAGCTCTGGAGGATTGCGAGCAAGCGCTGCATCGATTATCAGACCGAAGCAAACGAGGCGAAACGGATGGCAGAGACCGGCAAGCGCCCGTCCGGAGCTACACTTAGCCCGGAAGAGCGAAAGAAAGCAAAGGTCTCCGCAAAAGAGCTTTCAGCGAGCTATAAGGAGCCGCTCCGGTGCGTGAAGCAGACGAAAGCAAATAAAGAGCTTTGCGGAAAGAATTTGGAATTGCTTCGAGAGGAGGGAAAGAGATGGATGTAAAAGCTTACTTGCAGCGACTCCAGCTACTGGACACCGTGATCAATCAAAAGCTCAGAGAGTTGGAGTCGCTTAAAGCCCTCTCCACCTGTGTCGCGGGTTTCGATACCTCGAGAGAGCGGGTACAGTCGAGCGGCTCCGGAGAGGCGGCCTTTGTGACACCGGTTCTCCGGATAATCGCCCTTGAGCAGGAAATCAATGTGGAGATTGACACCTTCGTCGATGAGAAGCACAGCACCATTCGGCTGATCCAGAAGCTTGATAATCCGCTACAAATGGATGTATTATACAGGCGGTATGTCGAGTATCAGAGCTTCGAGCGGATAGCGGCAGAGATGAATATCGCGCCGCAGCACGCTTTTGTACTACACAGAAAGGGGCTTAAGGCACTTGAGCAATATGCAATTATGCAGTAAAAATGTATATAGTAAATGTTAGTAAAAACATAGTGAATGTTATATGTCAACTGTGTTATAGTGTAGGGTGAAGAAGGTGACGGAACTCCGTCGCCTTTTTTATTTCCCGGCGGGATTCTCCTAGCCTGGTCTCGGGATGGACAGGCGACCTCCTGCCCGCCGGGGATTTTTTTTTATTTCAGAGAAAGGAGCTTGCGATGGCAAAATTGACAGAACGACAGCGTAGATTCTGCGAGGAGTACCTGATTGACGGCAATGCGGCGCAGGCGGCTATCCGCGCAGGGTACTCGAAGCGGAGCGCTACGGTGGTAAGCACCACCCTCATGAAAAATCCTCGGGTGCAAGCGCACCTGAAAGTGCTGTTGGATGAGCTGCATTCCGCAAAGGTTGCGGACGCGCAAGAGGTTTTAGAGTATCTCACCTCTATCATGCGCGGCGAGCAGCGCGAGCAGACGCTGCAGCTGATCGGCGACGGCATGCAGGATATCACAGCGATTGACGTAGCCGCGAAGGACCGGCTGAAAGCCGCCGAGCTTCTCGGCAAGCGATACGGAATTTTCAAAGAAAATGTTGGCGTCACCATGGACGCCGTGGTCATCGTGGATGACCTGAAAGAGTAGGAGGCAGCATGAATTCATATCAGGCAGGACAGAAACTCCTGTGCGGCGGATACACGGCCTATACGCCTGAGGGCAAGGCCTACTTCGTCCGCGCAGGAAGATACTATAAAGACCCGCTCCCCGGAGACTGGGTCTACTACTACAGCGCCAAAAAGCAGCGCATTGCGCACGTGGGCGTCGCCGTCAAGGTCGAGAACCTTCCGTTCGGCAGAATCCGGATGACGGCCGCAGAGGGCAATACCTCCGCGGGCAAGTATTTTTCGCGCGACGGCGGGTGTGTGGCGCTGAAAACCTATGTTTTTTCACCCTCTGAGGTCGGCGGTGGTCACCTCATCGACGGCTTCGGTCGCCCGCGCTATGGCGCTGATACCTGCACAGCCGAAGAGCTGATTGCGGTGGCTCTCGGAGAGGTCGGCTATGTGGAAAAGGCGAGCGCCGCTCAGCTGGAGAGCAAGACCGGCAATCCGGGCGACGCAAATTACACGAAATACGGCGCGTGGTACGGCATGAATGGCGTGTACTGGTGCGCGGAGTTCACGTCGTGGTGTGCCTACACTGCTTGCGCAAAGCACAGAGAAAACGCGCACACCGGCTGGCAGCAGAAGGGCAGCGCGTGGCAGTACATCGACGAAAACGGCGCGCTTGTCGCCGGTCGGTGGAAATACATTGGCGGGCGCTGGTACGTCTTCGACAACGCGGGGTATTTAATCCGCGACACATGGTTTCAGGATGCAGCGGGCTGGTACTACCTCGCCGGAGACGGTGGCATGCTCTCCGGACAGTGGCTCGAGTATCAGGGCGCGCAGTACTACTTAACGAAAACCGGTCTCATGGCCAAAGACGCCTATGTGCGCGGCACGCAGCCTTCCGTCGGCGGAGCGCCGTATTACTACTACGTAGGCGCGGACGGCCATTGGGACGCGACAAAAGACACGGAAAGCCCGGACACCGGAGCGGACATCGCAGTATGACCGCTCTTTTTTAGTGCATGAAAGGAGGCGGTGCCCCTGACGCGATTATCTTTGCAGGAGCTTGTGGGCACCGGCTACGCAGATTTTTGGAAGACAAAAAAGCGTTACCGTGTGTGCAAAGGGTCCCGTGGATCCAAGAAAAGCAAGACGGCTGCGCTTAATCTGATTTTTAGGCTTTTCCAGTATCCGGAAAGTAATGCCCTTTGCGTGCGCCGGTACTCAAATACCCTTCGCGATTCGGTCTTCTCTGACCTCAAATGGGCGATTCACCGCCTCGGGGTAGATGCATATTTCGATTGCACAGTATCACCAATGCAGATTACGCGCCGCTCCACCGGGCAAAAAATCCTTTTTCGCGGACTGGACGACGGCCTGAAAATTACATCGATTTCGGTCGACTACGGCACACTCTGCTTTGTGTGGATCGAGGAAGCCTATGAGCTCGCGAACGAGGACGATTTCAACAAATTGGATATGTCGATTCGAGGCGAGGTGCCGGACGGGTATTTTAAGCAAATCACGCTGACCTTTAACCCTTGGAGCGCTACAAGCTGGCTTAAAAGGCGGTTTTTCGACGCGCCGGACGATGATGTTTTCACGAAGACCACAACCTGGAAATGCAACGAATGGCTTGATGAGGCCGACCGCGCGATTTTCCGGAAGATGAAGGAGCAGAACCCGCGCCGCTACCGCATCGAGGGCGACGGCGATTGGGGTATCGCGGAGGGGCTTATTTACACGAATGTGGTCTGTGAGGAATTTGACATTGACGCGCTGCGGGCAAAGCCCGGCATGAAATCAGCTTTCAATTTGGACTTTGGTTTTACGGACCCGAACGCCTTTGTATGCGAGCTGGTCGATGACGCGGAGAAGAAAATTTATGTTTTCGATGAGTGGTACCGCTCCGGAGCGACGAATCAAGAAATCGCAAAGGCGATTATTGAAAAGGGCTACGGCGGGCAGCGCATTGTCTGCGACAGCGCGGAGCCGAAATCCATTGCGGAACTTAGGCAGCTCGGCCTCAAGGCAGAGCCGTCGCTTAAAGGCCGCGACAGCGTGAATCACGGCATTCAATTCATTCAGAATTTTCAGGTTGTCGTGCATCCGCGCTGCATCGAATTCAAGAAAGAAATCGAGAATTACTGCTGGGCAAAAGGCCGCGACGGGCAGCCGACAGACAAGCCCGACCACGAGTTTTCACACGGCATGGACTCCATGCGATACGGCATTGGCGTGCTATATGGCGGTGCAAGGGCAGAGCCCGGAAAGGCAAGGTTATGAGGAGAACCGACGATTATCCCGATTACAGCGAGTACATCGACTATATCGACGAAAACGGCTTTACGGATGACATCGTAAACCGCATTATCAATGCGCATCAGCTGAATCGCTGTCGCACGAAGGATTTATACGAACGGTATAAATGCTACGAGGACAAGGTGCCTATCTTTTCGCGCATTCCGCGCTTCTCGGATGGGCTGGAGGACGGCAGCGGTAATGCGGTCCCACAGCTGAATAATAAAGTCAACAATGATTTCTTTGGCGAAATCAATGACGTGATGGTCGGCTATTTTGCCGGAAAGGCTGCATCCTACAGCTACGCGGAGGATGAGAGCGCGGAGAGCGCGACCGGCGGAGAGGCTGCCGTTGAGGCAGCGAAAAAGGC